AGTTTGGGAGAGTGCTTTCCTCTTTTAGATAGTAAATGGATTTCTAGTAATGAAAAATTTGAATTTGGTCCTGGTCTTAACGTGGGTATTGTCTGGTCTGGCAGCAATACCCATGCTAATAATGCTTATCGTAGTGTTCCTATTGGTTACTTTTCTGCTCTTAGTAAGTATTGTAATCTTTTTTCCCTTAATCCTATGTTTAAGGGCAATAAGTACGTTAAACCACTACCTATACAATCGTGGGCTGACACAGCAAAGTATGTTGCTGGATTGGACCTCGTTATTAGTGTCGACACCTCGGTAATCCACCTTGTTGGTAGTATGGGTTGCGAAGGATGGCTATTACAACCATATAAAGAAACAGACTTTAGATGGGGTAATGGCGTCAAACATTCAGTTTGGTATGACAGTATTGAAGTATTTGAGAATAAGCAGGATTGGTCTGAGCTATTTGCTAGGGTTGAGGAGAGATTAAGTGTACGTTAATGGAAGATGGGGAACTACCTTTTATATTGGTAAAGATGAATATGTGGGACGTAGTTTACACTATTATGGTGAGTATAACCCAGATGAAACTGAAATGATACTTAGTTTAGCATCTGGACATTGTTTAGATATTGGAGCTAACTTTGGCGTAATGGCACAAGCTTTAGAGTACAATGGGTTCAAGGTTTCTTCATTTGAACCACAACCCGATGTATTTAATATTCTACGCCAAAATGTACGTGGAGAGTGCTTTAATATGGGATTAGGGTCTACTCCAGGAACATTTAAAATGCCCAAGATCTTTTTAGGATCAAAGGCTAATTACGGTGGCAGTGCTATTGGCACTAGATCAGATATGGGAACTATAGATGTATCTGTAGGAGTATTAGATAGCTTCGAATTTGATGACATTGGTTTTATGAAAATTGACGTAGAAGGTTTTGAAGAAAAAGTACTACGTGGTGGAACGAAAACTATAGAGCGTTGTCGTCCTATAATGTATATAGAAGATGATCGCATGGAACTATCAGATAGCTTACGAAGATACATTCGTGGTTTAGGTTATACTATTGAAGAACATCAACCACCACTATATCGCGAAAATAACTTCTTTGGTTATAAGAAAAACGTATGGGATAGAAACTATGCCTCACATAATCTTATATGTAGACCATGTTAAAGGTATCTAGATCCGATGTAGAATTTGAAGACATTGTAGAGTTTGAGGTAGCTGAACGATTTATTAAGTTGCCTATTGATAAGTATTTAAAACTACTGCCTTCACCTGTTGGGGATGGTAACGTATTTGATAGTTTGAATAGACCCCAAGTTGCATTAATCAACGCAATTAACTCGCCTAAATATAGATTTGTCTGTGCCGCACTATCACGACGATTAGGTAAAACTTATATTAGTAATATTATTGCACAGATGGTACTATTAATACCTAATTGTAATGTACTAATTATGTCACCAAACTATTCTCTTAGCCAGATTAGTTTCGAGTTACAGCGTAAGTTAATAAATACATTTGACCTTGAAATAGTCAGAGATAACCTTAAAGATAAAATTATAGAACTATCTAATGGTAGTACTGTTAGAATGGGTTCTGTTAACCAAGTAGATAGTTGCGTTGGTAGATCCTACCAACTTATCCTATTCGATGAAGCTGCTTTGTCATCTGATGGAGAATCAGCTTTTAATGTCTCGCTACGTCCTACACTAGATAGACCAAATAGCAAAGCTATCTTTATTAGTACACCTAGAGGTAAACGTAACTGGTTCTCACGATTCCATGCTAGAGGATACTCAGACGAGTTTCCTGAGTGGTGCTCTATTACCGCAGACTACAAAGAAAATGATCGAATGACGGATAAAGACGTACAGGAAGCTAAACGCTCCATGTCTGCGGCTGAATTCGAACAAGAATATCTAGCATCCTTTAATAGTTTTGAAGGTCAGATTTACGCACTATCTACTGAAAACATAGTAGATGAACTACCACCAGGTAACTACGAAATCTTTGCAGGAATGGATCCTGGATATAAAGACCCTACTGCCTTTGTAGTATTTGCATATGATACTGAAAATGACTACTATTATATAGTAGAAGACTACTTACAAGCTGAGAAGGTAACTAGCCAACATGCTGAGAGATTACAGGAAATAATAACTAAATGGAATATTGATACTATTTTCATTGACCCAGCAGCAGCGCAATTTGCAGCTGACTTAGCTTACCAGTATGATATTGCTACAATTAAGGCAAAGAAAGCAGTACTTGAAGGTATTGCGTATTGTCAAACTATGGTACAACAGGATAGATTAAAGGTATTATCTACTTGTACCCACACATTAGACGCAATGGATCAATATCAATGGGATCCAAATGAGTCTCTTATTAAGGAAAAACCAGCCCATAATGAAGCATCGCACATAGCAGATGCAATAAGGTATGGTCTATATACATTCACAACATGACTTCAGGAATATACAAACTAACTTTCAATGATAAATCTGTTTATATAGGTAAATCAGTTGATGTACAAAAAAGATGGGATCAACATTTAAAAGCTTTAAAAAAAGGTACACATACTAAGCGTATACAAGATACTTATAATAGATATGGTACTCCCAAGTTTGAAGTAATATGCGAATGCCACCCACATCATATTGATATTTTAGAGACCTACTTTATAAATGGATACTGGTCTCCAAAAATACTTAATACAACTAAACCAGCTGATGTAGATGCTTTAGGTGTAAATTTAATAGATGAGCTACCAGAGGAAATCTGGGATCTCAGTACTTTCGAGTATATACAAAACTGGCAAGATAAAGCTATTGAAGTAAAGCGCCTAGAAAAGCTAATACATGATAGTAAAGATGCTACAGTACTACTAAATACTTTAGAAAATAACAATATACTAAAAGCTGATATAGCAAGAATTCTTAATAGAGGATTACTTGCTAGAATATTTAACTGGTACTAACTAATAAAAGCCCCTATTTAAGGGGCTTTTATTTTGTTCATAGCATAAAAATTTTTATCATTGACTTTAGGTATCCATGGTGCTATAATACGATATAAATGGTAGTAGAAAAAGTTAGAGGACTTGAAAACGAATGGCGGTCAATACTAATAAGCGGTTAGCAGTTAAGCACGTTAGAGATAGAGCTAAATCAGCATATGAGAAGCAGAGTGAATGCCACATCTGCGGATCGATTGATGAATTAGAACTCCATCATACTAACTCGCTATCTCTGTTACTGGATAAGTGGGCTAAGGAAAGAGACTACGATATTAGTACTGATGACGGAGTAATAGCCATTAGGGACGAGTTTATAGCGGAGCACCGTTCTGAGATATATGAAGAAGTGTTTACACTATGTAATAAACATCACGTTAAGCTACATGGTATATTCGGCAAAGCTCCTCCATTATCTACTGCAGGCAAGCAGAATAGGTGGATTGAGAAACAAAAAGCTAAATTCACCGGTGAAGAGATAGTTGCTGCAGACACTCAAGTTTCAAAACCAAAAGGTTCATTTAGCAAGTTCTATTGAGGACTTATATGGATTGGAATCCATTACACTGGTTTACTAAAGCTAACCCAGCACAAGAACAAATTTATTACTCTGAAGGAACTAATGTGCCTTCAGACGCTGCTTTATCTTATAATAAAGCATTCGATGCACAAGAATCAGCAAATAGAGGTACAAACTTAATTGTTAGTGCGGCCTCAAGTTTAGATTTTGATGTAAAAGATAAAGTAGTAGATGGGGTTGTATCAGGAGTACGTCAAAAGACTATTTTAAATCTTTTGAACTTTAGACCTAACCCATACCAATCAACACAAGAATTCAGAACACACATATATACCGATTTCATATTAGAAGGTAATATTTTTATATATTTTGATGGTGTACACCTATACCATCTACCTGCTGCTAATATGACGGTATTACCAGATACTAAAACTTTTGTAAAAGGCTATCAGTATAATAATACTACGGACTTTAAACCAGACGAAATCATACATATTAAAGATCTATCAGCCTCTTCAGTGTATAGAGGAACATCAAGACTATCATCTGCAGCAAGATCTCTAAGTACTTTAGGAAAAATGCAAAGCTTCCAAGATCAATTCTTTGATAATGGGGCAATAGCTGGTATAGTTATTGAAACAGATAATACACTAAGCCAGCTAGCTAAAGATAGAACTATTCTTAATTGGATGACTAAGTATAGTACTAAGAATGGTGCTAAGCGCCCAATGATTCTTGATAGTGGATTAAAATTAAAAAGCATTGGTGATACAAGTTTTAAAGATATGGACTTTGATAGTAGTATTAAAACCCATAATATAAAAGTTTTAACAGCTTTAGGTGTTCCACAGGTTCTGATCGATGGTGGAAACAATGCTAATATATCCCCAAATTTACGCCTTTTCTACCTTGAAACAGTAATACCTATTGTAAGAAAGTTTACTTCTGCAGTAGAACACTATTTTGGGTTTGATATTGACATAGTAACCTCTAATGTATCATCTTTACAGCCAGATATTAAAGAAGTAGCAGCATACCACGCCACTCTAGTAAATGGAGGTATTATTACTCCTAATGAGGCACGCGAGGAACTGAGATATCCTAAGATTACTGGACAGGATAATATACGAGTACCGGCTAACATAGCAGGATCAGCTGCTAATCCCAACGAGGGAGGTGCCCCCAACAAGCCGAAAGAGGATGCACCATAAGGAGTTTTATGAAAAACAATAAAATTATCTATTTAAACCAGCAGTTTGAAAAGAGTGTTGATACTCCTTCCGCGGATTCACCAATTGATTCTGTTAGTATCGAAGGATACGCAAACAGTACTACTGTTGATAGAACTGGGGATATTATCCCTATGACCGCCTGGAATAAAGCACTAGATAATTATCTTAAAAACCCTATCATTTTAGCTCATCATGACCATAGTAACGCTATTGGTCGTATGGTTGATCATAAGGTAGATGAAAAAGGTTTATGGATAAAAGCACGTATTTCTGCAGCTGCAGAAGATACATTCAATCTAATTAAAGATGGTATACTAACTGCTTTTAGCGTTGGTTTCATTATCAAAGATGCTGTTTATGATTCACTAACTGATTTATTTATTATTAAAGAACTAGAACTTCTAGAAATCTCAGTAGTGTCAGTACCATGTAATCAAGATAGTACGTTTAGTCTTTCTAAGGCATTTGATAACGCCGAAGAATATAGTAAATTCAAAAGTCAGTTTGTGGAAACGAAAGAGTCAGCTAAAGAGCTAGATCCTTCTGCTTCACAAGAGTCTGATCAATCAAAAAAGGAATGGAATATGGATCCAAAAGAACTTGAACAACTTCTTGCTAATACCGCTGCCGCTGCCGCTGCTGCTGTTCTTGAAAAGCAAGCAGAAGAAAAAGCTATTGCCGATAAGGCTGCTAAAGAGCAAGCTGACCTAGATGCTAAGATCAAGGCTGCTGTGCAGGTACAAGAATCCGGAGCTGAAAAGCTTCTAGCTGAAATTGAGAAGCGTTTTGCTGAGCAAACCGAATCTTCAAAGAAGGCTCTTGAAGGTCTAGAAGACGCCATCAAGGAGAAGGCTGCTGAACTAGAAAAGATGCAGAAGTCTAAGATGCAATTTGCAGATAAGGGTAATGAAGCTACTACTTATGCAGAACGCGAAAGTGCAGTTCTAGCTGCTAAGATTATGGGTAAGTCAATTGAAGATACCAAGTTTGGTCGTGCTTTAATGGAAAAAGCTGGTGCTCACGTAGCTAGCGCTACATGGGAACTAGAAGTTTCTATGAATATGGAAGCAGAGATTCGCCGTCGTCTAGTTATGGCCCCTCTATTCCGTAATATCAATATGCAAACTAATGTTATGAAGATTCCTGTGAACCCAGAAGCTGGTTTTGCAACTTGGATGGCTAATAGCGCATTTGGTACTACTGATTCTCCTGGTGCTGCTGTAACTCATCAACTTAAGGAAATAACCCTAAGTGCATATAAGGTTGCTACTCGTGAGTACCTTGCATACGAAGAAGAAGAAGATGCATTACTTGTGCTTCTACCTATCATCCGTGATGCTATGGTTCGCCGTGTTGCTAAGTCTGTTGATAAGGCATTCCTTCTAGGTGCTGGTTCAGGTGCTGATCCTGTTAAGGGTGTTGCAATCTTTGATGCAACTTCAGTTGTTGTACCAACTAATACTGGTGTAGCTTCCGTTGCTAATCTAATCGCTCTGCGTAAAGATCTAGGTGCTTGGGGTCTTGATCCTTCAGAACTAGCTTATGTAGTTTCTACCGAAGTTTACTACGATCTAATGTCAGATACTCTATTCCAGACAATGGATAAAGTGGGTGGCGTTGCTACACTTCTAACTGGTCAAGTAGGTTCAGTAGGTAATACTCCTGTACTAGTTTCTGATGCATTTGCGTCTAAGGCTGGTGGTGCAGCTACTGCTACTACTAACATTGGTGCAATTTGTATTGCCCCTGCTAACTACCTAGTTGGTAATCAGCGTGGTCTTCGTTTCGATACACAAGATCTAGTTGAAACTCAGCGTAAGGTTCTAGTAGCTTCGCTACGTACAGGCCTTGAGCAACTATCTACCGTTAATGGTATGGGTGTTTCTACTCTACGTTGGTCTTAATAAAGTTGGGGGAGATTTATTCTCCCCCTTCTTCTATAAGCATCCTTCCACTCAAAAGAGATCGCAAGTGACCGGCGTTAAAGGGTCGAAGTTTGCTTATAAAAGAATAAAGGAGTAATAAATGGATTTAATTACTATTTCAGAATATAAGGCATATGCAGGAATTACTAGTATTAATTCTGATACTGCTATTAAGAACTTAATACCAAAAGTAAGTCAATTAACTAAATCCTATTGCCGCAGATCTTTTGTAGACTATGTAAATGATGCAAAAACAGAGGTATTTGATGGTGGTCCATACCTACTACTTGGAGAATATCCAATACTATCCGTTAGCTCAGTAGAAACATCAGCAGATTATGGAAAAACATATACTCCTTTAGTAGAATTTACAGATTATACTATTAGTAATGCAGATCAAGTTATATTACCAATTAGTATATCTAGTTTTACTAATATGCCTAATGGTTATAAGGTTACTTATACCGCAGGGTATGAGGTAATACCAGAAGATTTAAAATTAGCTGTTATGGACTTAGTAACTTACTACTTACGGAATGATATGGCTGTAAAGTCACAAAGAGACGCAGGATCAAATACGGTTCAAATTGAGTATGTAACAAAAAATACACTACCATCCCATATTGCAAGAGTATTAGACCTATATTTAGCGAATGTGAGCTAATATGAGTGTAAGAACTAGTATAGCTAAAGCACTGGCTGAAAAGTTAAAAGAAATAAATGGTGCTGAGGGATATAATACAAATATATTTAATAATGCTTATCCTAAATTAAAATTTTGGGATGAAGTATCAGACTTTCCGTCTATATATATGTCCACAGGCTCAGAAACCCGTGAGTACTTACCAGGAAACTTTAAATGGGCCTTTCTAACTATATCTCTTAAAATATATGTTAAAGGTGAAGACCCAGCTGCAGCGTTAGAAGATCTTCTCGAAGATGTAGAGAAGGTTATAGACAATAATCGAACATTAGTATACGACGTAACCCTGCCTGGTGGCCAAACTACTGAAATTCTGATCAATTCCATAGTTACAGATGAAGGACTTCTAGAGCCTTATGGTGTAGGTGAAGTAGTTATAACTGTTCAATATCCTGTTCTCTAAGTATTAGGTACAGATAAATATCTAGTCACAATATTTAGTGAGCATGACCATATTATGAGGAAAAAATATGGCTTATAATTTAGCACGAAATAGTAGAGTATTTGTTACTACTAACTTAAATACTGCTACCGGAGCAGTAAAATCAACCGGATTCACTCCAACTAACACTTGGGAATTACAGATTCTAGATGGCTTCACTTTTAGTCAAAATACTAATCAAACCACTATTCAGATTAACGAAGCCGGTACAACCCCTATCCGTGGTCAACGCGCATTTAATACTGCACTAAACCCTGTAGATGTTACTTTCTCAACCTATATTCGTCCTAAAAATGCTACTTCTACTGTAAATGCAGAAGAAAAGGTTTTATGGAATGCTTTAATGGGCTATGTAGGTATCGAAGGTACTACTGATGGTGTACCTAGTACTGCTACAGGAACTACACTAGGAGGTACTCCAGCAACAACTTTGCTACGTGCAACTACGAGTTCACCAACTGTTACTATAAGTGGTTCTGGCTTAACTACTCTAACTGTAGGAGATACTTATAATATTTACGGTCTAACAGGTTCTGATTCCCCTAAGTATAATAAGCCAATTAAAGTTACATCTTCTACTGCTTCTTTACTAGTATTTGATTACCTTACAGCACCACCAAATGCTGCAGCAACAGTAGTAGCGAACGTAACCGTTTCAGCTGCTGTTAAATTCTCAAAAGCTGCTTGGGTTGATCAACCTACTGCATCTGGCGTAACAGTACCTTTTGGTCAAGTTACTTCAGCAATGTCTAATCGTAATCAACTACAACCAATTGGATTCATCTTTAACGTTGACTCAGCTTGGTATACGATTGACAACTGTGCTATTGACCAAGCAGCAATTGACTTTGGCTTAGATGCAATTGCAATGGTAGCTTGGACAGCTAAGGGAACCCGACTAAATAGTATTGCGGCACCTACTGGAGCAGACTTAAGTCAGGCCAACCCTGTACTTGGTACAGGTGGTTCATTAGCAGGTACAGCTACTGGTCGTATTCTAGATGCAGCATATATTACTAATAAGTTATCTACTACTACAGTACAAAAGACTATCGGTGGTGTCGGCGCAGGAAATACAGCATATACTGTTGTACTAACTGGTGGTAATATTACAATTGCTAATAACATTAACTATGTAACTCCTAATAATATTGGCGTAGTAAATCTACCAATCGGATACTTTACTGGTAGCCGCGCAATTAGTGGTACATTAAATGCTTATTTACGTACTGGTTCAGGTCAAGTAGCAGACATTTTAACAGACATGTTAACTAATATTGCTACTTCTGCAGAAACTAAATACAAGCTACAGCTTGAAATTGGTGGAGCATCAGCAGGTACTCGTGTAGAGGTAGAAATGCCTGGTGTAGTACTTGGTGTACCTAGTGTAGAAATTGCAGATGTTGTATCTACAGCAATTACATTTAATGCTCAGGGTACTGCTAAAGACATTAATGGTGTAACTAATGCAGCCTACGATCTAGAAAACACAAACGACGTATCAGTAAGATATTTCGCAGCTTGATAATAACTAAACAGGGAGGACACACTCCTCCCTGTTTTTTCTCTTTAATTTAGGATAAATAAAAATATGTCAGATGTACTAAGTCTTAAAAGCATTCTAGTATCTACCAAAGAGGTAGAAGTAGAATATCCAGGTATGGAAGGATTTGTATTAAACTTATCATTCCTTTCACGTGAAGAGCTTGGTAAGATTAGAAAAAAGGCTACTAAAACAGAATTTAAAAATCGTCAACCGGTGGAAACACTAAATGATGAACTATTCCTTCAACTATATGTAGATTCATGTATTAAGGGCTGGAAGGGTTTAAAGTTCGAATATTTAGAGCAGCTAGCTCCAGTAAATATCTCTGATCAAAAGTCAGATGACTTTTTAGGATACTCACGCGAAAATGCACTATACCTAATGAAGGCAAGCGCAAACTTCGATACCTTTGTTAGTGAAACAGTAACAGAACTAGCAAATTTTCAGAAGCCCAGTGGGGCGAAGTAACAAGACAGATAACCTCATTCTACCAAAACTCTGAAGTAAGTTTTACCAAAGATAATTACTTTGAAACTTGCGAGATGTTAGGTACTGAGCCTGTAGATGATGAAATTCCAGTAGAATATCCTGATTTATATGAGGAAATACAGGAAGCAGTTATAGTATATAATATGCTTCAAGATAACTGGGATACTATGAATGGCGTGTATATGGGTAAGCATTTAACTAGTATAGATGACATATTCAATATAGCAAAAATTGATGATAAATATACTTGTTTTCGTATTATTCAAATACTTGATAATCTAAGAGCAAAAGTTCTAAACTCTAAAAAACCCGCTAAATAGCGGGTTTTTTATTGTGCGTAGAAATTTTTATCATTGACTTATTGTTGGTCTAGTGTTATAATAAGGTATAAAATTAGTGCAGATACTGCAATACGCGAGGTAATTATGAGCAACACAGTTAATATTAATATAGCAGCCAGCGACAATGGTTCTATTGATAAAGTAACAGCAAAGACCAAAAATCTTAATAAAGAATTAACTAAAGCCCAAACTACCTCAGGTAGTTTGGGTAAACCTGCTTCTGGTACTGCAGCATATAATAAAGCTAAAACTCAAACTGATGATATGTTTGAATACCGTCAAGCACGGGGTGGCAGAGGTACAGGTGCTGAGGGCAGAGACTTTGCTAAGCAATCACAAGGTCTTGGTGGATTAGTACATGTATACGCTACATTTGCAGCTAATATATTTGCACTTACTGCAGCTTTTGGAGCATTATCTAAAGCTGCCGACTACTCAAATATGGTAAAAGGTTTAGATCAGTTAGGAGCAGCTTCAGGCCGTAATCTTAGTGCTATGGCTAAAAATATGGTTGATCTTACAGATGGGGCTATTAGTTTAAAAGAAGCTATGGCTGCCACAGCACAAGGTAGTGCTGCAGGTTTAAATGGTGAACAATTAGAACGTATGTCTAAAGTAGCTAGAACCGCATCATTAGCTCTTGGCAGAGATATGGCAGACTCTCTAAATAGATTATCTAGAGGTATATCAAAAATAGAGCCAGAACTAATAGATGAACTGGGTATATTTGTAAAAGTAGATAAAGCAGCACAAGATTATGCTAGAACCTTAGGAAAAACCGCACTATCTCTTACAGACTTTGAACGTAGACAGGCTTATGCTAATGCAGTACTAGAAGAAGGTGAAAAGAAATTCAGTGCTATTAAGTTAGATGCTAATCCTTATAGTAAACTAGAAGCAAGTTTTATTAATATAATGTATTTAGGCGGAGAATTAATTAATACAGTATTAAAGCCAATAGTTACATTATTAGCAACTTCTCCAGTAGCTTTAGGAGCTTCTATACTAGCTTTTGCAAGTATGTTATTAAGTAAGGCTATCCCAGCTTTAAAGGGTTGGAGAGATAATATTCGCGAAGCTGCAGCAGACGCAGAAAAACTAGCTACAAGCAAAGTAGATGCGGCATTAGAAGCAAAAATAGATAGATTAAATAAAATAAAGTATGCTGCTGAAGGAAAAGCAGAAGTACAGCAAGAGGCATTAGCCTACGCAGAAGAAAACCTAAAGAATAGGTCAGAATCTGCAGGTAAGAAAATAGCTAAATCAGTACAAAATATTTTGGCAAAAGATGTTAGACTTATTGATGATAAAGATCTAGCTACTATAGATAAAATGGCTTCTAAAAATACTAAGTTAGCAGGATCCTATAAAGAGATAGCTGTAGCTATTAGAGAAGCAAAAACAGCTGAATTAGCCTATTCTGATCAAGTACGTAGAAACCAAGAGATACTGTCAAAGAAACCTCTAGCTACTTCTGTTGAGGGTATGAATCTAAAAGAAGCTCAATCTTTACAAAAACGCTCACTAGGTATGGGTATAGTATCCTCCTCAGTAGAAAAGTTTTCTAGTATGGGTTGGTTGGCTGGCTGGAGTGAGTTTGATAAAAAAATCGGTGAAGCCGGCGAGCAAATGTCTAGGCTTGATCAAAAAATGGGTATGGTAAATACTGGTATACTAAGACTTAAAACTGCTTTTGGCATGGGTATAGTGTATGTATCTAAGTTTATTAATGCTTTCGGATTTATAGGGGCAGCAATATCTGCAGTAGTAGTTATATTTCAATTACTTGATAGTGCTTTATCAGGAAACTCAAAACAGTTGGAAGAATTCAAAGGGTCTGTTGACACTTTTAAAACCTCTCTAACTGGATTAGATGCTACAATAGATCTTATAAGAAATAAAGACCCATTTGAGAAGTTAAGTGTTCAAAGTATACAAGCCCAAGCAAATGCTATAGAAGAACTATCAAATAGTATTACTAAAATGGCAAAATCTCTAGAACAGACGGATAAATATGCTAATGGTTGGGATAAGTTTATTGATGGATGGAAGTCTGTAGTAGGGGCCGATATTAGAAGTGTAGCTACTAATAATATTTCTATTGGTATTGAGGAAACACTTAATAATACCTTAGATAGTATAAACAAATCCGGTTTCACAGGAAAATTAGCAAAAATACTTAATACCGATGATTTAAGTAAATCTGGAATATCTAAAGCTTTAAGTGGTTTAAATACTGAAAAATTCAAAAATACATTAAAAGAACTAGCTTTGGCTCAACAACAATTTAGTAAAGAAAATCAAAATATAGCAAATAAGTTATCTGGGTACAATGAAAGTATAGAGTCAACACAAAAATCTATGCAGAATTTATCTAATAGTTTTATACCAAGTGATGCTATGTCTAAGTTTGGTTCTGATCAAATGGCTCAGGCAGCGAGACTAGCTGAGGCCTTAAAAGATCCAGAAACCGCCTTAATAGCATTATCTGATGCTGCTACAGATTTTAATATTTTAAAACTATTTCCACCTGAAGCAACAAAAAATATACTAGCAACTAAAGATGCTCTAATTAGTTTAAGAGAAAGTATCGGAGCGTATGATCAAGCTATATTAGCTACTCAAAAGAGGCTATCAGAAGTTGCAGCAGGTCCTGGTGATAAATTTATAGATGAAAATGGCTTCACCCAAGAAACCTCTGGAAAACAAACTCAACAGTATAAAGATATAAAAGCACAAGAAACCTTCTTAAAGAATCTTAGAGTAGAGGACCTAAAAAGAGTAGAAGAACTACAGGTAGAACTAAATGGTACTGCTATGCAAATGTATGAAGCTGGTGCTAAAAGAGTAGGTCAATCCTTACAAACTGCTATGGCACTAGGTGCTATTGAGGCTAAGAAAACACTTGCAGGAGCTGTGGGTGGTGTCGAAGGTGTAAAAATACAGGAAAAACTTACTAGAGATGCCATTGGGGTACAGTTAAAAGCCATTGATACCCAATTAGATCTTATACTAGAGACTAAGAGACTATCTTTACAGATGGAAGAGGCTAATGCCTGGTCTAAATTTGATAAAGATTTCAGAGAAGGCAAAGATACTACAAAACTAGAAGAAACTATAGCCTCATTAGGTAGACAAAAAGAGGCTTTACAAGGTCCAGCCAATAAAGTGCTTGGTAATATACGTGGTGGTACTAATGACGTAAAATTAGGCCTATCCTCTACCGCTGACCAAATAGTTTCTAGCCTAGAAAAGAAGGCAGGATTAAGTTCACAAATACAGCAGTCTAAATATAGAGAAGAACTAGCAGCAATTGAAGATCAATTTAAGAAAATACAAGAGAAAAAAGAGATAGAACTAGAAAACCTAAAAATACAGGAGGAAAGTTTAGCTCTTAGTTATACTTCTTCTGGATTATATAGTGAAGAACTAGAGAATCTTGTAAAAACTAATAAATTATCTATACAAAAAGCCCAACTAGACAAAGAATCCGCAGGATTTAATGCAGAAGAAGCCAAACTAACCTATATTATTAATAAGTTGGGTGAATCTTCTTATGAAGGTAAGCTAGCAAAACAACGCTTAGATTATATAAGTCTTCAAAATGCTGAAAAGTTAGCTAATATAGAAAGTAAAAATGCAATAGAAAATCTAAAAATGGCCAGAGAAGCAGAATCTAGACGTGTATCTGCAATAGCAGAAGATATTGATATGCAATTAAAATATCAAGATATTCTGACTACTAATGCTACAATTATAGAAGAAGCTAGTGGTCGTAGAGATTTTATATTAAATAAAATATTAGATACAACCAAACTACAATTACAACAGGAAAAAGAACTTCTAGATTTAAGATCAAAAAGAAATGCAGAAACAGATAGTAAAATTATAGAAGCATACGATAAAAAAATATCTAGACAAGAAGAGTATAACGCCCTACAGTTAGAAAATATTAAACTACAAGCAGAGTATCAGGAAGCTCTAGTAAAAACAGAAAATTCACTAAGAGATATTGAAAAAGGAATTGGAGATGGTAAAGATCAAATTGGTTTAACCTACCAGGACTTCTCTAATAAAATCACTGATCTTGTTAATAGTAGTAAATCTGCTGCTGATGCATTTAATACTGGGTTTATAAATGCTATAGATAGCTCTATTGATGAGTTTTATAACTTATTAAAAGAAGGAAAACTAACTTTCGATAGTATGTCTAAGTTCCTTAGAAATTCTATATCAGATGCTTTCTACGATATGGCTAAACAAACTATAAAAAATTACTGGAAAGATACTTTAAAGAAATTTCTACCTCCTAGCGATAAAGAAAAAGCTGCAGAAGGTATTAAAACTTTAAATGATACTATTACTGCTAAGTTCCCAGAACTAACTGCTGCAATTAATAATCTAAGTAAATCTGATTTTATTAAAAATACAGGAGCAGGAAAATCTCTTGGAAAAGTAGATACAGGTTCTGTAGGCATATTTGATAATAACGGCATGGGTACTACAGCTAATGATAAAGCTATGTATGATATGGTTAATAGTAATGATTACAAAAATCAAGATGTTTATGCTGCTAAGTTAAATGCTGAAGAAGGCTTTACGGAAAGTCTAGTAAGTACTACAGCTAAACAGTCTGCACTTGTTGATACCCAGAGTAATGCTATCACTCAGTTTGGTAAAACAATTAGTACTTTACCCGGAGTTTTTGGTAGTTTTGGTCAATATATAACAATGTTTGGTCAATTTATAACTATGATGAGTGCTAGCTCAGCAGTATCTGGAGCATCTAGTGGAGCTGGAGGCATATTGAGTAGCTTAGCAGGAGCATTTTCTAGTACCGGTGGCAGTTCTATGGCTAGTGGGGCAGGCAGTTTCTTTAGTATGGCTACCTTAGCTTCAGCAAAAGGAAATGTATTTCCTGGAGCCGAAGGGTTATCTAAGTATAGTAATTCTATAGTTAGTTCACCAACGCTGTTCGCCTTCGCGAAAGGTGGAACACCTAATGTTGGCTTAATGGGTGAAGCGGGACCAGAAGCTATTATACCTTTAAAGCGTGATGCACAAGGTAATCTAGGTGTTGGATCTACCTCTAGTAATAATAGTAAAACTACTAACTTAACAATTAATGTTAATTCTCAAAATGGTAATCCTGCAGAAATTCGTAGAAGTGCAGCTGCAGCTGCAAGAACTATAGCATCTACATTAAATGGAGCACAAAGATATGGCTGAGTTTCTTGAGGAAAGAATATTGGGGGATATTCAATACGGTTCCTCATGGGAAGATGACTACAGTGTTACTGTAGTCTCTACCTCTGGAGGACAAGAGTATAGGTCCCTAAATCACCCCTTTCCGGTACGTACATTTGATGTATCCTATATGATGGATAATATAAATATGTGGGATAGTCTAGTAAATACTTACCATAGAGCACATGGTAAGTATGCTGGATTTAGAGCACGTTGCATAGATGAATATACAAGTAACGCCAATGGAACTACTGCGGCTACAGCTACAGACCAAGTACTAACATTAATCTCAGGATTAGATTATCAGTTACGTAAGTACTACGGTACTGATAAAGCTGCTGGTACAATAGGATATCCATATAGAACTATTTACAAACCAGTTGCAGGAACAGTCTTAGTAGCTATTGGCACGATACCTATTAGATCTGCAGATTATTCTGTAAATACTACTACTGGGGTTGTAACATTCGCAGCTAATAAAAGTATTACCATTACAGGTATTACCAAAGCAGTAAATGCAGTTATATCTACTACTAATACAGCAGGAATAGTGGCCGGACAGATGGTACAGATATCCGGAGTATTAGGTATGACTCAAATTAATTTATGGAGAGTAGAAGTATTGTCTGTTTCAACTAATGTATCTATAACTGTTAATGCTAATACACTATCTTTTGGTACTTATACCTCCGGTGGAGTTTGTAATACAAATCCACAATCAGGTGAACAAGTAACAGCTGGGTTTGAGTTTGACTTCCCTGTTAGATTCAATTCCGTACTACCAGTAGGACAAAATAAACCAATTTATCGAGATATAACTAGTATAGAATTATTGGAGCTATTAAATCCATGAAAACACAAGTAACACCGTATACAACAGTAGCTTGGTGTGTGCGAATAGTACCCGTTATAGGTACCCCAGTACGTTTAACCACATATCCAGTTAATTTAAAAATGAGTAATTCTAATGTGTATTATACAGATTCTGGGTATGAGCAGACTAGTTTTACTTCTGGTACCTCAATGTCGCCAGCAGCAATAGATTTAACAGGTTTTATAGGCTTAGCAGGTATTACCAGAGACCAGATAGCCTCTGGAGTATTCGATAATGCCAGAGTATACATATTTAAGTGTAACTTTTTAAATCCTGTAGAGGACTATGAAGAAGTAACATCAGGATTTTTTGGTAAAACAACTTTAGAGGATGATAAATACACTGTACAAGCTATGAGCCTAATAGATATATTAGGTCAATCAGTGGGTAAAACGTACTCTGCTAGTTGTTCTCGTACATTTGGTGACTCCGGATGTATGATTAATCTACTTGCTATTACTTCAAGTGGTAATATAACCAGTGTAACAAATAGTTTTACAGTTAGAGATTCTTTTAGAATAGAAGTAGCAGATTACTTTGGAGCAGGAACCATCCAATTTACTTCTGGTAATAATGCAGGACTAAAACCTTTAGAAATAAAAGACTATGCTGCGGATGGCACTATTACAGTATTTGAGCCGTTTTACTACACTCCTGTAATTGGAGATACTTATACTATTATTCCTGGTTGTAGAAAAAGGATGATAGATTGTAGGGACAAGTGGAATAATATTATTAACTTTTTTGGTTTTTCCAATATACCAACACAATCAAGCTATCAACAGGCAGCAGGTAACAGATGACTAGAGATGATATTATTAGAATTGCACGTTCTACTATTGGTACCCCCTTTAAACACCAGGGAAGATCTTTAAGTGGAATGGATTGTGTAGGGTTACCACTATATGTGGCTAGTACTTTGGGAGTAGAATATACAGATGTACCAGGATACTCTCGTAGACCATCAGGTGGTAAGTTAGAAGACACATTTGATGCTCATGTCACCTCTGGTATATTAGTTAGAGTTGGTATACATGAAATGGAACCAGGAGACTTTTTAATGATGAGGTTTTCTGGTCAACCACAGCATTTAGCTATTTATACTGGAGAAAACATTATACATTCCTATGAGGCTGTAGGTAAAGTATGTGAACATCGTATGGATACTACTTGGAGTTCACGTATTGTTCGTGTTTATAGATTTACAGGGGTATCATCGTGAGTAGCACTGGTCAAATTATTGGTGGTGTTGTAGGTGCTTTTATTGGATTTTTTGCAGGAAATCCAATGCTTGGCGCGTCTATTGGTATGGCTATAGGTGGAGCTATTGATCCACCAAAAGGGCCAAAAATAGAGGGTCCTCGCATAACAGATTTATCTGTACAAACAGCTACATACGGTGCACCAATACCAATAGTTAAAGGTGCTATTACAGTTTTTGGTAATATATTTTGGTTGGAAAATAATGCTTTAAAGGAAACAAAAACAACTGAAGAACAGGGTGGTAAGGGTGGTGGGGGTCAAGAAGTAACAACCTATAGTTATAGCGCAACGTTTGCCTTAGGACTATGCCTTGCTCCTGTGGACTCAATTGGTAGAATTTGGTGTTCTGGTAAATTAATAGCAGACTACAGACAAAATAATCTAAGCGGGGTTCTTGCCTCTGGGTTTAAAACCACAGATACTTCAGTACTTGGGGATGTTGCTACATCAATGTTTTCTGCAGTAGCAGAAGCCTCAAGCACTAATATTAGATTCTATAATGGGGGGCCTAGCCAACAACCGGATCCACGTATGCAGGCAGCTCTAGGAGTAGCAAATACACCAGCATACAGAGGGTTAGCATATATAGTATTTGAAGACTTTCAATTAGCAGACTATGGAAATTCATTAATGTCTGCACAAATTAAAGTAGAAATTCTTAGTAATTCTACTATAGATCAATACAATGTTAGAACTAATATATATACTAATGTATTTCCACCAATAGGGACCTCTAATACTGATGGCCCATATAATCCCATAATAAAGGATAGTACATTTCAGTGTGATAAAGAACAAACTAAGTATACTATATCTTTTGATGGTAGACTTATAAAAATGGAATCTAATGGTTGCGTTGCACCGGGTGTTTTGGGTGAACCAGGAGAGCCATACTATGTAGGTACTACTAGTGGTAATAGGTCAGTATACTATATTAATGATGTGTCTGGTACTCTTGGATACTTATATGTAGGTGGTGTACGTTTTGCTAGTAAATTAGCTGGTACTTATGAATTACAGGCAGCTTGTGTAGGGACTGATGGTAACTTATACCTTCAACAGTATAAGGGAGGCCAAAGTGTTTTAGAAAAATATGACGGAAATGACTTATCTCTTATATGGACTGCACCCGCTCCAGAACTACCTTATAATCTTACTGAAATAGCTTTCCCTATTCTTCCAGGAATGTCTGCATGTATAGCTGTAAATGATGATGGTACTAAATTTTGGTGGTTTTCTATTGCAGGACAAGTAATAGACCTTAGATATATGGAAATTGCCCCTAATGGCGATTTAACTCATAAATACAGCTATACTGGGGCGGAAGTAGGTAGTTGGTACGCACATACCATATCTATGGCTGCCACTGGTATGTTATGTGCTATTACAAGTAACCAAGGAAGGTTTACTTTATTAGACTCAACACCTATTATGGTACCACAAAATGTAACATTATCTGAAATAGTTAGTTCTTTATGCTTACAGTCTAATCTTATTACTGCTTCAGATATAGATGTTACTGCTTTAACTCAAATAGTTAGAGGGTATAAAATAACTTCAACTGCAGCTATTCGTTCAGCTCTCGAGCCTCTAAGAGCCTGTTGGCCTTTTGATGTAGTTCAAAGAGGCTATAAACTTAAATTTATACCTAGAGGGGGCTCCTCTATTGCTACAGTATCTAATAATGACTTAGGTGCTCTTAGCGGGGAAAATAAAGAACCAATAAGACTAACTACATCACGAGAAATGGATACCCAGTTACCTCGTAGAGTTGAAACTACCTTTATTGATGCAGATAGAGAGTATGATACTGGAGCAGGTCCTGGTACTGAAAGATTAAATACTGATGCAGTAAATATTTTACAAATAGATCTACCTGTAGTACTTACTGCAGATGAAGCTGCAGCAGTAGAACAGACTCTTCTATATCTATACTGGATGGAAAGAAACGATCTAACATTCACATTACCACCAACGTATCAGAACTTGGAACCCGCAGATGTAATTACTATTAATACTAAAGATGCCAGCTATACTGTACGATTAGTTAGTACACAATATTTACCAGATGGTAGAGTAGAATGCTCTGCTAAATATAATCACTCACCTGTATATGTACCAATTGCCTCAGCGGATACAGGTAGTAGTACTGGACAGGTACTTAGTTATAATGGTCCAACACTATTATATATGTTAGATATACCATGTATAAGTAGTAATTATATGGATGCTTCTGGTATATTAAGTGCTGCTACTGGAATATATGACTCATGGCCCGGTGCCTCCCTATTAAAAACAGACGATAACGGTAATAGTTATAGTATAGTGGATAATTATTTAGCCCCAGGAAGTATTGTAGGATACGCAACAAATACTATAGGTACTAGTAATACACCACATACTATTGATGCAAGCAATAAACTAAATATTAGACTAATTAACGGTGAAATATTAACTATTTCAGAATTACAAATGTACAATGGTGGTAACCATTTTGCTTATGGTACACATGGTAGATGGGAAATTATAGCTGCTCAAACCGTAACAGAAGAAACTGATGGTACTTTTACATTACAGAACCTACTAAGAGGTAGATTCGGTACTGAACATGCTATGGCTTCTCATGCTATTAGTGATACTTTAATACTACTTAACCAGTCTTTACTTAGATTTAGTAAATTAGATATTTCCAATGTAAATATGTTAAGAAGCTGGAGAGCTGTAACCAGAGGAGCACTACTTGATTCAGTCACTGATATACCTTTTACATATACCGGAGTTAATCTAGAATGCCTATCTCCTATTGATTTAAATGGTAATAGAACTCCTTCCACAAATGATTGGACAGTAACTTGGACACGTCGTAGTCGTACGGCCACTGAACTATTCTCAGGAGTAAACCCCCCTTTGGGAGAGTCTTCTGAGTCTTATGATGTAGAAGTATGGGATAGAACTTATACTACTTTAAAACGTACATTTTCTAGTTTAACAAGTGCTAACCTTTCATATACTAGTGCTCAGCAGATAACAGACTTTGGAGCATACCAAAAGGTATTATACTTAAAAGTATATCAGAATTCGACAAACCTGGGTAGAGGTTATCCTCTAGTATCTTCTATTTTAAGAGAAGTTAATGATGATGCGTATATATATGATGTTTCTATATTAATGCACATGGATGACACTGGATTAACAGATGTAAAGGGGAAAACAGCCACATTAAATGGTACTGTTGTTCGCTCTAACTTAAAAAGCAAATTTGGTGGATATTCCGCATACTTCGATGGTAATGGTGACTATATATCTTTTGCCGATCATGCTGATTTTGCATTAGGAAATACTTTTACATTAGAAGCTTGGGTATATTGTACATCTTTTGCAACAGAAGGGTGTATATTTAGTCAGTCACTTGATGGGTATGCCGGTGAACAAATGTTATATATTACAACCAGTGCCTTTGTAGGATTTACTAATAATCCTACCGGAGGTACTTGGCTAGCAACTTATGCCCCCAAACCTCTACAATTAAATACTTGGCATCATGTAGCTTTAACTTGTAATAATGGAAAGGCTACAGTATTTTTAGATGGTATAGGTGGAACCCCTACAAATGGTATGACTTGGGTAGACAGGTCTACCCAGTTTCTAGTAGGTGCTACGAGAATACCATATTACTCCGCATATAAATGGATGACTGGATATATAGATGAGGCTCGTGTAACAAAAGGTGTATCACGGTATAATAGTAATTTTGTTCCTCCTACTACACCATTTTATAATACATAAAGGAAAATAATGGCAAATTCGACAACTCACCTTGATGCTATTGTTAATGGGCAAGGTTCCCAAGATGTCAAAGCAAACTCCTTGTGGGATGCAGGCTCTACTGCCATGTTATATGGTAGAAGAGCCTCCTCTACTAGTGGTTTAAGCTGGGGGTACTATGGTGGTAATGTTACCTTATCTACTGGTACAATGAGTCAAATAGCTAATGGTGCTATAGCATTAACAGCAAGTACTACAAATTACTTAGTAGTACTAAAATCCACAGGAGTACTAACGTCTTCTACGGCAACTACAAATTGGACAGATGTAGATAACTATTGGAAAATATATTCCATAGTAACTGGTACTAGTACTATAACTAGTTATACTGATTATAGAGAGCTTGGCAAAATGACGGGAGGTATCCCAACACCAGTAGATGCCTTTACACTAACAATTCAAACAGTCACTGGTGCTACTAAGACTCTAGCAGTTAGTGACTTAGGTGCTTGGATTCGTTTTACAGGTACTGACCCAATACTTACAGTACCACTCAATGCCACAGTAAGTATTGCTAATGGTAAGTACTTTATGGGGGTACAGGGTGGAAGTACACAAGTTACATTTACACCAGAAGGTGGAGTAACTATTAATAAGCCTTCTGGATATAAGGGTAAAACACGTGCTCAAGGGTCATCTTGGGCATTAACAAAAATAGACACCAATGAGTGGGATCTAACAGGGGATTTGGAAGCAACATAATGAGACCAATATTAACAATTATAGCAGCATCAATTCGTAAAATTGTAGGTGCTATTATACCAGAATCTTTTCCTACATCTGATCCTTATTTGGATAACGTTGTTCTCAGTCTTCGCATGGAGAGTAGCGATCCTTACTATAATCAAGTAGTTCTTGGTATGCACATGGATGATACTGGACTAACCGATGTTAAGAGTCATACCATTACACTAAATGGAAATGTTGCCAGATCCGCTACACAATCAAAGTTTGGTGGATACTCTGCCTATTTTGACGGAACTGGAGACTACCTAACACTTACAACTGGTAGTGAATTTAACTTTGGTACTGGCGATTTTACGATAGAGTGTTGGTTATATCCTACAACAATTGGAACAACCGCTAAATATTTTCTTGGAAAGGTAGTCGCATGGGCTACTAACCTTGACTTTTCTGCACGTATTGGAACTACAGGTCTTGTTACGTTCTACGCTGGAGATAATACTCCAATTGCACTTGAATCTGATACTGCGCTATCTATAAATAACTGGTATCACCTTGCGTTTGTCAGAAATTCCGGTGTTACAAGTATGTACATTAATGGAATTAAGCAAAGTTCAACACATACAGGTAGTGTTACCATTCCAAACGATGCAACTACATTATACATTGGATCATATACAAATGCTGGTTCTGAAATGTATTATGGCTATATGGATGATTTTCGTATAACCAAAGGCGTCGCACGTTATACAAAGAATTTTTCAATTCCGACAGCAGCATTTCCAGAACCTACTAATACAGCTATAGATGACACAGGAAAGACCGTCACAACAGTCGGCGGTGCTCAGTTTTCAGGACTTTCGAAATACGGTAGTGGATCGTTCTATTTCGATGGTTCTGGAGATTATCTAACAATACCTAATAACTCTGATCTGTATTTATCTTCTGGGGATTTTACAATTGAGGCGTGGATTTATAGAAACGTATCAGGCGTAAGTCATTATATTTTTAGTGGTAGATACGGTCTAGATAACTCTGGATATGAATTCAGAGTTAATGCGAATAATACCCTTCAGTTTTTCTTTACTGGTGGGTCTAACATAGTGACAACGGATACGGTGGTCTCAGCATCGTGGGTTCATGTGGCCTTTAGCCGCGTTGGTAATCAAGGTCTGCTATTTATCTCCGGGGTGCTGGCGGGGTCAGTGACATGGAGCAATGGGGTTAATAACACGACTGGCACATTCAAAATAGGGTGCGCCCATGACACTTCTTCGTCTATGAATGGCTATATTGACGACCTGAGAATAACTAAAGGTGTTGCAAGATACACAGCAAACTTCACACCATACAAAATTCTGACAACTGCACCGGCTGGTGATCCGCTGTATAATTACACTACTCTTCTATTAAAGATGAACGGTACAAACGGTGGAACAACCTTTACTGATAATTCATATAGTCCTAAAACAGTTAGTAGGTATGGTTCTGTAGTCACATCTACTAGTGCTATTAAATATGGTTCTGCATCCTGCTATTCTCCAGGTACTTTGGGTAGCTATCTTACAGTACCTAAGACCACTGCATTTGACTTTGGATCTGTGGATTTTACTATTGAACTGTGGGCATACCTCATAGCACTTAATGCTAATACCCAAGCTATTTTCTCTACAGGTAAAACCACTGGATCAGATTACTACTCTTTAAGATTTTATGTAAGTGACTTAGGATACTTGAATGTTAGTTTTTCAAATACTGGGACATCTACACAGTTATCATTAATAGATCCTAATATCTTCAGTCTTAGCACTTGGCAACATATTGCAGTAACAAGAAGTGGTAATATATTTACTTTATGGAAAAATGGGGTTAGTGTAGCTTCTGGAACTATGACTGGATCTATTTACTATAGTACAGCGGATCCTGTATGTATTGGAACAGATCCTGCATATGGTGGCGTAGGATACCTTAACAACTGGAATGGTTATAAGGACGACTTTAGAATAACAAAAGGCTTCGCCCGCTATACCGGCGCATTCCAGCCCCCAGGCCCACATATTGCAGCTATTGATCCAGACACTGACCAATGGTGGTTGAATACCGTTCTGGCTATGCGTATGGATGGTGCACATGGGTCAACTACGTTTACGGACAGTAGAGGGCTCAGCAGCATCACTTCATTGGGTGCAGTTGCTATCACCTCAGCAATATCGAAATTTGGTCAGGCGGCATCCTTTATATCTGGTGGATCATTTAATATCACTCCAGTAGTAACTCTAACTGCTGATTTTTGTTTAGAGATGTGGGTATACATGCCAACCACTACTGGTACCATTACCCTATTTGGAATAGGTAATGAGGCTACTGGTAGAATTGCCTTCATTACCCGTGCCGGCGTTCTAGCCTATGATATTTATGCTGGTGGCACAGAGCCTGACCTTGGAACGGCAACAGTACCACTTAACACGTGGACACATGTAGCCTGGGTTCGTTCTGGCTCAACGCTGACAGGATATATTAACGGTACCGCTTCTGGATCCACTACGCAAACAGGTACTCTTGGTAACTCTGAACAGATGGGCAGCTGTAATCAAACTGGTTATTGTGACGATTTAAGACTGACGGTAGGAGTACCCAGATACACAGCAAACTTCACCCCACCAGAAAAACCTCTCCCAACTTATGTAATAGGTCCAGACCATGACCCATACTGGGATAAGGTTGTACTTGCTTGTCCATTCGATACAAACGCCAATGATGCAAGAAACCATACTCCAACATTAGTCGGAAATGCCAGTATAGTTAGTACACAAAAAATGTTTGGCACTGGAAGTGCCTACTTTGATGGAGTAGGGGATGATATAGGTTTTGCAACTTCTACTGACTGGAATTTAGGTGCTATAGACTTCTGTATGGAGGCATGGATATACCACGAAACTACATCTAATACCGATCCACATATTATATATCTTGGAAACTCTGGTGGTACTGTTGAAGCTAGAATTAAATTATCTTCTACTAGAACTTTACAGGGTGTTATTTATCATACATCTGCATATAAAGTAAATATATCAGGAACTACTGTACTAGCTACAAATACGTGGTATCATGTAGCATTTGTACGTTATGGTAATGTACACTCTATCTATTTAAATGGTATTATGGAGGCGACTAGTACACTAAGCCATACAATACCCACTGATACAATGTTGTGTCATGTCGGAAGAGTTCCATCATCAACATTAGATACGTATCGTTTCAAAGGCTATATAGACGACCTTAGAATCACTAAAGGAGTCGCTCGTTATACAGCAAACTTCGAACCACCAATAGTAGCAAATATACTTGGTTAAAAAAAAAAAAAAAAAAAAAAAAAAAAATCCTCACAAAATTTATTATTGTGGGGATTTTTTGTAGCTATTAAAATTTTTATCATTGACAAAAGGTATCCCCAATGGTATAATAGTATAAAATAAGATTTAGGTATAAAAAATTATACTTATTACAGCCTAATACATAAGTATATTACTAATTATACTTGTATTCAATAAAGGATTACTAATGAGCTCTCCTGTAAAATTAAATTTCAAAGTATACCAAGGGGCTACCTTTAATGAGGTATTACGTTGGGAATCGAGTAAGAAAATCTATAAACCGATTACGAACGTTACCCAAGCTGCGCCATGTATCGTAACTTCTACTGCACATGGTGTGCCTGATGGCTGGCGTGTGAAGATTACGAACGTTGGCGGAATGGCTGAACTAAATTCCGTAGAAAATTATATTCAGGCAACAAAACTAACTGCAGATAGTATTGAATTAAATTCTATTAATGCAGTTGGATATAAAGCTTATACTAGTGGTGGAATATTAGAATATAATGAACCAGTAAGTTTAGTAGGATATACTGCACGTATGCAAATACGTGAAAAAGTAGATTCAATAGAATTTATAGATGAATTAACTACAGCTAATAGTGGCATAGTTATTGATGAAACTAATAGTAGAATAACTTTATATATTAGTGCAGTAGATACAGCAGCTTATACTTTTAGTTCAGCAGTATATAGTTTAGAACTAATATCCCCTACCTCAGAAGTAATCCCTTTAGCAAATGGTACTCTTACTTTGGTCAAAGAGGTTACACGCTAATGGATACTATAGTAGCACCTATAACTCAGTCACTTATTGTAGAATCAAATAAACCAGATAGCGTAGTTATAGGTTCTACTGATAGTACAGTAAATACTACAGAAATATATAATGTAGTAGTAGAGGTGCAAACCCCTACTACTATAATATCTGGTCAACCTGGTCCAGCTGGTCCAGTAGGATTAAGTGAGGATAGTGTGGCATACGCAAAACAAACCGATTTTGTTGGTGACGATGTAATATACAAAGGAGAGGCTGAAGCAGGTTCAGCTTTTTCCTCATCAGTATGGAGAATTAGAAAAGTATTACTTACTGGTGATGATGTGTCAGAAATTTGGGCAGATGGTAATACCAATTTTGATAATATATGGGATAATAGAGATTCCCTTAACTACTCTTAGGAATAATTGATGAACCATAGAACAGACGATATTGACCAAGAGCTGGATAAGGCAATAAAAAGTACAGATGATCCTAAAGATCGCGCAATGTTAATGTTAATACAAAAAATGCTAATACATGTTGAAAAGCTTCTAGATGATGAAGAGGCTCTTCGTGTAAAGGTATTTAATGGAAACTATGTTAACCATACAACAGATCATGACTATATAGAAGATCTTAGAATTTTAGGTGCAGTAGAAGCTGTAAAGTGGGTCAATACTAGAATTACTACTTCTGGACAGTGTGCTTGGTCTGCAAAAAAGATAGAGCAAGAGAAAGAAAATACTAGAGCTTGGAAAGATAAGCTAAACGATTTTCTATTTGAAATAGCCAAAACAAGTATTTATGTTGTTCTTGGTATGGCTTTTTACGCATTAGCAACAGGATTTCCTTTACTTAGCAGAATTGTAGGATTGTAGGATAAATTTTTGATAAAGTATAGGCCTCCTATACACCCCCCTAGGAATATAAATGGCAACTATTACCACAAGCACTTATTTAGACTCTGCTGCTCGTTCTGCTGGCGAAGCAATGGCGATTGGTAACGGTGCTGTCTTCACGGTTCGCACTGATACTCGCATTCACTCCAACGCCCCAGCCTCTTTTACTGGCTCACTTGGCTCTCCGACATTTACCGATATCGGCGGAGAATTCTTCGTGGATGCCTCTGCGGTGCGCTGGCTCGCTTATTCAGGTGGTACAGGTAATTCACCAGCCATCGGAACTACGATTAGCCAAGGGGGAGTGTCAGGGTACTTTCTTGGGGCTTGGGCGTCTCAAGTGTCAGCACCTACTGCATCTGGAGCAGCACTGCCTGCATCGGGCTTCCTGAAGTTCAGAGAAGTTACAGGCGGTGCATTTGCTGCCGGAGCCTTGACTGGTATTGCAGCTACCGCAAGCGGGGCTGACGTTACAGGCTGGATAGAGTGCGCTTGGGATGCGGCGGTAAATTTCGTTGTCCCACGAGTTGGCAAGTTCAAGTCCAGAGGAGGATTCTTTGAGATTGGCACGACCAATGGGGCAGTAGGCCAAACAATTGGTATCCCAACCTCATCCTCTTCGCAAGCCAACAACTTTTGTCCCGGAGCTTGGGTGGAGAAGTATCCCGGCTCAGGTGCTGCCCTTGGGGAGGTTGATGGGTACGAGTTCTGGGAGGGACTATCCTCCGCAGCGAATATGTGGCGTCGTGAATCCCTTGGCTTTGCCGAGGGCTTTACCGACTCCAGAGGCAAGTTCGTCAAGGCGTTCGCTGGAGGGTTGATTCAGTTTGGGGAGACAGCAACCCTTGCGGCAACCTACGCCTCTTTGGCGGCACAGGCAGGAACCTATGCTGGTATTGCACTTACCTGCACTTACGTCTTGGACGCGAACGTTGTTACGGTAAATACCGCAGCCGTAGCCCACCTGCTTGAAGATGGGCAGCAGATTTATTTGGATTTCACTTCGGGTGCAGCCACCGATGGAACCTACACGGTAACGGTGCTCGATGCGTATAACTTCACGGTGCCCTTGGTTGCGGCAAACACTTCAGGCAATGCTACGGGCAGGCCCGGTGTAACGATCACTTTTACTGCACACGCCCTGAACCAAGGAGAGCAAGTTTATTGCGATTTCACCTCGGGTACGGGTGTGGATGGGACTTACACGGTGTATGCTGTGACCGGAGCCAATACGTATCTGGTTGCCTACCCACACGCTGCGGCATTGACTGGCGGCAACGTGTCGTGCCTGCACACGCTGGTGATTACCTACACCGCCCACGGCCATGCTATCGGGAACGATGTGTATTGTGATTTCACCTCGGGCACTGGTGTAGATGGACGTTACGTGATGAAGGCGGTTGCCGCCAATACGATCAACATCAATATGGCCCACTCAGCGGCTATCGCTACCAGCAACGTCACCTTGCGTTGGACTATTGGACATGTCCCGGCATCCGGGTGTAAGGTGAAGATAAGCAACATCCTGTGGGCAGAGTGCGCCACGGCATCAAGGCAGACCAACTCTGTGCCGAATGCCACCATTGCCTCCCGTCCTGAATTCACGACCACGAACGCTGGCGCTATCGACTTGGAGAGTATCTACACTCTGTCGGGCCGCTCGATATTCGCGCAGCCTTACTCGGTTCGCCTGTACAACTGTGCGTTTTCGGAGTCGTTGGACATTTCTGAGTGCGCCTCTGCACTGGATATAAACAACATCGGGGTTGGGCAGTATTCGGCGCAGGATGCTCGGGCCCTTCTTTTGACCTCCAATTTTGCGGGTGGAACACTAAAGAACATTTGGGCCCAGCGTTCGACGCTTGGCACGACAGACCACTCAAGCGAGTTCCTGTACTGTCGTGGGCAGACCATTGAGAATCTGAACACGGGTATCGTAGGCTATGTCCGTTCAACAGGGGTGGCCTGCAACATCGGTGGATCGCAGAACCTCACGTTCAACGGATTGCGTGTGTTCAATGGCAACGTGCCCATCTCCACCTCTGTCGGGATCGAGATTAACAACCTTGACTACAATGACCGATACATCGGAAAGACTAGCCCGACCACAGCTTATTACGCTGTGACGGTTGCAGCCGGGTGCGACAAAATTACGCTCAATGGGCTTACCACCGGAATGGGCAACACCATTGACGACTGCCATCCTTACGCCGGAGTGCTCAATTCAGCCGGTGCCACCAACATCAAGGCCCGTAATATTGGAACCGCAGCCAGCTACCTCAAGACGGGCGTGTGGGCTCCGAATTATGCGGCGATGGGTGTAGGGTTTGTGTCGGGGGGTAACAATGCCACGGTCAAGTTGCAAAAGTGGATGCTTGGAAGGTTGCGTACCTACCTACTAACGACGATTAACTCCGACAAGAATATGTTGGTAGAGCAAGTCGTATCGTCGTACCCTTGGTTGCACTCCGCCAAAGCAGCCCGCACAGAAGCGGTGGCGTGGTTGAACGCTGATGTGAAAGGTTTGACTAGTGGCATCCTGATTACCGCCAGCCAAGCGTCAGTGTATGGAACCCACTGGCTAAACATATTCCAAGGCAAAAAGTTTGGTGGCCTGACGCTGGTGATGAATGAGCCAACCGCAGAGACCGCAGCCTACTTCTCCAACCCAGCAGGGGTAGTGAAGTTCAACTCTGCTGGTGGTGTGGAAATGCGGGCTATCGGTGCTGAGGGTATCTGGGAGATGCCGTACTTTGCCTACGGGCACACGGCCTTCGTGAATACCGTGCCGGTGATGACAGGCGGCGGCGCCATAGGTAACTTCATGCTCACTTATCAGATCGACACAGGGTCAGGGTGGAACGGTACTTGGAAGTCATTGACCGGAGCCAACCTGTCAGCAGAATCAATCAGCGCGGGATTCAAGCTGAAGATCAAGATTGTTACCTCCACTACAAACACGGCAGCCATCACTATGCTGCGGGTGCAGACTAACACAACCAAGGCAGCGCAGGACGCAATCAACTACCCACTAGATACCGTTAATACTAGTTTACAGTCTAATACCTCCCTTGTAGGAGCAGAGATACGTATATATGATATGGATAATAGTCCTGCAGGGTCTTTAGGAACAGAAATAACTGGTGTTGAATCTAATCCTACATCTGGATTCTCTTTTTCAACTACAGGAAATAATACAGTATGGATACAAATTATCCAATCTGGGTATAATGAGTTTGGATATCAGTATACTACAGGTACCTCAGACACCTCACTTCCGGTCACTTTAGTGGCTGACACCAATACTTAGGAGATAATATGGCCGTACTAATTGACCATACCAATTTTGCAACAAAGCTTAAAGAAAGTACTAACCCAGCAGGCTCTAGTCCTAATGGTAATGTATATTTTGATACAGTCAATAATTTAATTCAACTTATTGGTGTAGATGAACAACCTACTCTAGATATGACTTCTTTAGGTGGTGGAGCATCAGACCCTAACCCATTAGCAAATTTTGAAGGTGTTACAATGCGTGCATTGTATAACTTTGAGAATGCTCGTCGTAGAGTGAATGAAAATCTGCGTAAGTATAAGCGTGGACTAAAAGGTTCCTATCGATTTGCGGGTGCATTTAACCTTGTTAATGGAGTTAAATTACGTACTGCAGGATCTAATGATCGCGCTAAGATTCGCGCATCAGGATGGATTGAGTATGCAGCTGTAGGTGATGGTGAAACTACTATTGATCGTATTTATCACGGTGTACAAACACTTGTTGATGTGCAGGCAACCACTGTACCTTATTATGCACTAGTAACTGCTACAGATGAAACTACCCTGCAAAGTGCTACTTGGAATAACTTTGTGAGACTTGGAGATGTTAATGAGGCAATCCAGGTATTTGGTACTACAGCAAATGGGGATACTGGAGCAGGGTCTTTTGATTATAAGACCCGTACTGCAGTAGTTCGAGTACGTTCTTGGCAGTATAACCCAGGTGAAACTACCTCAATTGCTACAGGTATTGCAGAATTCTCTGGATTCTCTGCAGGTTACGGTGTTGGTGAATCTTTAAACCCATCTAACACTTATACGAAAGCTGATGTTATTGGTGGATATGGTACTCCTCCAGAATCTGGTACAAGAATATCACCATGGACAGGAATGTCTCTGGAAAAGTATGCAAGTGCACAAACCAAGACTGGTTTTAATGAAACTGATGGTACGTTTACTTGGGTATTACATAATACTCTTGGAGGTACTGCGCAACAATGTGCAGCATTCTTAGATGCGGTTACACTTTCAGACGGTGACATAGAAAATACTGGTACTATTTCCTATAATGGTAAAAAGGGACGTGTTTGGTATGCTAGAAATGCTTCCGGTAAGATTGTTACTAATAGTATTGGTAGTCAGGGTCTATATATTGAGAATCTTTCAACTGCAGAACAACAAAACGTTATTCTTACAGCAGACAATGGTTCTACTAAAACATACCCATTCTTCCCAACTGTAGAAATAAGTGTTGGTAGTGTTGCTACTGCAGATGCTAATGCATGGTTCCGTGTAATGTATGTAGATGGTGCTGCGGCAGCTGACTTTGATACTACAGGTGCAGTAACTATTAAAAATAGTGCTAATACTGATATGAATGGACTAGTATCCGCATTTCAGTCTGGTGGTAAAATTTCTTTTGCATATGCATACGATACTAATACACAAGCAGGGCTTTCTGCTGGAGTGGATAAAGACTGTGTAGTATTGGTAGAGGGGGATGGTACTGCAGCGCAGGCTATTACTTATTTTACTATTACACGTAATACTACAGTACCTGTAACCTGTGCTCCTTCTACAGACAATAATGCTTAATGAAAGGGTAGTATATGCCTTTAGTACTATCAGTAGACTATCCAAATAAACGCATATACCTAAGTTCCGAAACACCTAATACCTCCTTAGATACTCTAGAAGTATATAAGGAGGTAAGGGCCCTTAGACGTACGGTGGAAAGTCATAGAAATTATAAACCTATTATTGAGGCCGGAGGTAATATTGCCAAACTACCTGGCAGTTATACTGCTGCTTTTGTTATACTAGATACTGGTTGCTATATAGTACCATATGATTCTCCAAGTAGTCTTAAATTAATAAGAGATACTTTTACAAAAGATGGTAGAGCAGGTAGAGACTGTTTTGATAGAACAACTATAACTTCTAATATAGATATTGATGTAGATTTTCCTGAAATAGAAATTAGAGAAATATCTACAGGGTCCGGCGTAGGTACAGTTGAGGAAGTAAGGGATGCTGTATGGAACACACCTATATCTAATTTAACTGTTGTTGGATCGGTAGGGCACTTTTTAGTTAAGAAGGTTCTTACTGTAGCTAAATTCATAGGATTGAAATAATGGCGGACAATGTTATAACTAATCCAGGTATTGGTGGAGCAGTAATTGCTACTGATGATATTGCTGGAGTGCAGTACCAAAGAGTAAAAATAGTACTTGGAGATAATGGTATAAATGATGGAGATATATCAAGTACTAACCCTATACCAGTAATTGGCCCTATTACTAATACGGAATTAAGAGCTAGTTCTATAGTTACTATTACCCATGAACATAATAAAACACATGAAGGAAGTTTCTTTTCCTGCGGATATTATGTTAACTCACTAGCTAATAATGGAACATTAGATATTTTAATTGATCTAGATACTGCACCTTTCCACGTACAGGCTAGTACTAGTGCTGGTGGAGATTGTACTATTCAATTATATGAAGATACTATTTATACCAGCGGAACTCCTATTAATGTTACAAACCATAATAGGGTATCCTCTAATACTTTTATTGGTTCTATTTTACATACTCCTAGTATTACTAATTTGGGAAATCAGTTAAGTGGTACTGGTCTTCTTTTAGGTGGATCACAGGGTAAAGCATACGGTGGGTCCTTTGGATTCGCTAATGAAATGGTATTAGCTCCTACTAAAAATTACTTATATAGGGTTACTAATATTTCCGGAAGTACTATAAAAGCATATATTCATATAGAAGGATACCAGAATATATTATAGAGGTAAAGTACATGTTGTTATTATTAAGTAATATACAACCAAGATCTTTTGATGATTATATTTATATATCTTCAGTAGTTCAACCAGTAGTTTTTAATACACAAGTAGAAATAGTTGTATTGGAAGAAACTATTATTAAGAAAGCGTAGCTATGTTTGAAACAATTCAACAAATTTTTAATCGTTTTGGTATGGATGCTGGTAGAACAGCTTCAGTACTAGCAATAGTTTGGGCTCTTGGCAATATTGATACGTATATGCCAGAAGGTGAGAATTTTGCATATTTAACTTCCGTATTTACAAGTACATCTATTGTACTATTAATATCTTTATTTAGTCATATTATCCGTAGAATTTTCTTTCCTGACCTTGATTTAGCACTTATAGCTAAGAAAGCCATTGAAACTGAATTAGGTGCAGCTATTGTATTTGGTTCAGTATCCTTAGTATTAGCAACTTTAGTAGCTGTAAATGTTAAACTTCTCTCGTAGTGCCAAGCATTTGCTTATTGCACTAATATTACTAATAGTGGTAGGAGTAGTCTTTGCGCAGGAAGTACCAAAAAACTTCTTAATTCATAAAGATACTCTAAGCAAAGTAATACATTCTTCATGGAATGAAATTACTATGCCATCAGTTATTCCAGGACTTATTGAACAAGAAACTTGCTATTCACTAACACACTCAAAGTGTTGGTCTCCTAATGCTAAACTGGAAACCAAAAGAGAATATGGTTTTGGCCTTGGTCAACTAACTGTTACTCCTAGATTCAATACTTTTAATGAAGTAAAAGAGTTAGACTCTAGGCTTAAAAGTTGGCAATGGGAAGATAGATTTAATCCAGAATTGCAAATGATAGCAATTTTAGCTATGTTGAAAAGGAATTTTAATGTTTTTAAATTGGCTGAAAGAGACTATGATAGGTATGCTTTTGCGCTTGCTTCTTACAATGGTGGTATTGGCGGAATACAAGCAGACCAAAGAATCTGCAGAAACACTCCCAAGTGTAATTCAGGACTATGGTTCGGACACACTGAGCACACCTCTTTAAAACAAAAAACCAAAGTAACAGGGTACGGTAAGAGCTTCTTTGAAATCAATAGAGAGTATCCAAAGAATATCTTAGAAATTAGACGTTATAAGTATAAACCTTATATAGATGAAGGATTCCCAAGTGTTACCTATTAGTTTAGTAAATCCACTATACAAAGTGGGAGCTGCAATAACCTTCTTAGCTATTTTAGTGTTAGGAACAGTATACCTATCTTTTGATTATAAAGATGCAAAATTTGCTGAAATACAACTAGAAATAGCAACAGAACAAGCTAAGCAGCTAAAAATTGCTACTGACAAAGTAAGAGCAAATGAACAAACTATTACTAATCTTCAAACCCAACTGGAAGGTAGTTATGATAAAGAAAACGCGCGAGTTAATGAGGTACTCGGTCATTATACTAGCCTTATCAATGATGGTTTCAGGTTGCGCGACAACCGCGGGATTATCTGCAGATCAGTGCCCTCAAATGGTTCTACCGCCACCTCCGACAGCAGTAACCAATCCGCCAGCAGCGGAGAACTTTCAGCAGAGGCTACTGGATTTCTTCTCAACTTCGCAGCTGACGCCGACAAAGTAGTTAATCAATTTAAGATATGCAAGAAATATGCAATAGGACTTAGAGATACTTGTTCTAGTAATAAGTAATGTTTTTAACTTAAATTAAGGTAATTTATGTCAACTTCTAAAAAGGCCCGCAAAGGTAATTCAAATCAGATAAAAATAAATGGTTTTGAACCAATTACTGCTAGAAATTATGCTCAAAGTACATACTTAGAGTCTTTACGTAGTAATCAAATAACCTTTGCTGTTGGACCTGCTGGAACTGGTAAAAGTTATATAGCTACTGCATTTGCCGCAGAACAACTATATTACAAGAAAGTAGATAAAATACTTATTACCAGACCTGCTGTAGAAGCAGAAGAAAGTCTTGGATTCCTTCCAGGAGAACTAGAAGATAAGTATGCACCATACTTAGCTCCAGTTAGAGATATACTGGAAGGCTTGTTAGGAAAATCTTTTGTAGAATACTGTTTACGCACAGGAAGTATTGAGCCAGTACCTATTGCATACATGCGTGGGCGCACCTTTGAAAATGCTATATGTATTATTGACGAGGCCCAGAATGTAACACCCGGCCAGATGAAATTAATTCTATCTAGAATTGGAGATAATTGTCGTTTTATTATTGATGGAGACGTAAGCCAAAAAGATATAAAAGGACATTCCGGCCTTGAAGATGGTATTACTAGACTAGAAGGTATTAGAGGTATAGAAGTAGTTCGCTTCTTAACACATGATATTGTTAGAAGTGATATGTGTAAGAAAATTATACAGGCCTATTCGGATTAACATAAAGCCCCCCGATTGGGGGCTTTATTATTGGAGCAATTGAATGAGTTCAGGTGAACTACTAAAAACAATAACTGTGGCTTTAGCTCAAGCTAACCCAGAGGCTTTAAAGCTTCCCAAATCTGGTAAAGGTAGACAGAATCTTGGGGAATTCTATAGAGAGTATTCCAAACTATCCTCACATACATTGGATGTTAGTGAGAGTACTTTGAAATCCCAATTAACAGCACTAATACGTAGTAATGTAGAGTTAGTGGAATTAATAGGGCCAACTAATATAGATACATATATATCTGCTGCTGTTATAGAATTTAAATCTAATATTTCCAAATATGTATCTGCTAATAGTAGTAAATTTAAGTATTCTAGTTCTGATGAAATATCTACTACATTTAAGGGGGATAATTATCAACAAATAAGAAATCTACTTAATGCCGGATTTGGTACTACGAATGCTTATAATATAAAATCCTTCTTAGACAAAGTACTAAAAAATACCGGGAACCCAGGAGACCTTTCTAGTGTTGAATTAGGTAAGAAATTTGGTATGGACGTAGGACACTATCATTCTAATATAATTAGTGCATATGGTGCAGTAATATTTAATGCCGTTCGTAGAGGAAAAAATCTAGATATATCTTCTGATGCTGTTGTAAATGAAATTGATTCATTGTATAGTAAACTAAGTGATCCTTCTACAGCCTCAGCTCTTATGGAAAGACTGGGTATAGATGATAGGGAACTATTTAATGCTTGTGTTAATGCAACAGTAGGATTTACCAAATCTATAATTAATAATAAGCTATCAGTCACTTTAAAGACAGAACCAAAACTAGATGCCACAGTTATTAAAAAGATAGCATCGCAAGTATTAGATAAAACTTTTCCAGAATTTAGCGTAGCTAATCAACAGAAGGGTGCTGGTTTAGAAAAAGCCATATCAAACCATTTATCAAAAGCTACTAGTGGTTACTTCTTAAAATTAATGAATGAAATAGCTATAGGTAAACACATAGACTTATTAGGGCAGCGTGGTAGTAAATCTGCTTTAGAGTTAGTAGAGGGGCATTTAATTAATACTCTAACTAATAAACAGGTCAAATCTGTTAAAACTAATACTTCAGTCACTACTAAGAAAACTACTAAAGCCGTTATCACTAATAATGTACCACCGCCAAAAGGGAATAAAAATACTACTAAAAAAGTGCCAGTTCCTAAACTACCAAAACTTCGTAGCTTAAAAGGAACTTTTACATCATTAACTTCCTTAGAAGTTCTTATTCGTGCAGCCCTACCACCAGTACTACTCAAAAATATGAGACGTCCAAATCTAATAAATAGGACTAGCCGTTTTAGGGATTCTATTGAGTTAAACAGTCTTAGTAGAAGTAGAGACGGCTCTATAACTGCTTTCCTATCCTACATGAAATACCCCTATGCTACTTTTGAAAAGGGCGGTAAACAAGGACAGAAGGGATACTATCCAACTCGTTTAATTGATCACTCAGTACGAGAAATAGCTAGTAAACTAGTTACGGAGAGATTACGGGTTGTAGTAACGTAAAAAACCCCCATACACTTAGTGTATGGGGGTTTTTCTTTAAGCTCCGCAGTATCCTTTATCTGTCTTTTCAAACTTGGGTGGTTTAATATACCCATTACTTTCTTGAGGTACTTGGACAGATTCCCACTCCCATCCCATACACATAGTACCCTTACAATAGACATAAGTATCTTTTGCTTGTATATGTGGACATATTCTACGAGAGGCTTCATCGGGGGTTAGTAGTTGTTTCATCGTACTGGACAGGCCCCAGTAGCACAGTCTGAATCTAACATAGAATCATCTACTGTAACAGTATCTAAATAGACAGGTTTTAAATCTTTGGTATACTCCTCATATATCTCTTTAGTCACTACTTCCTGAGGTAAATAGGGGTATCCAAGATCCATAGCTGTTTTTGTAGGATCATTTCTAAATAAGAAACTAACCGCAACATAAGAGTCCCAGTTATTGTATAGCCAATCAACAATTTCTGGAGTTTCTTTAATACTATAAGAAATAGTACAACTAGTATTTTGGTGACAATAGTGTTGCATAAGCATCTTATACCTATCTAACTGAGATATAGCACTTTCTATGTTAACTTCTCTTCCGTCAACAATATCAAACTCTACACCGTCATACTTAACTGGTAGGGTTACTAGTATTGCACTAGGGTCATATGGGTGTGTAAATACTTTATAGTTGGCTTCCTGCATTATTTTAACAATAGGATCATACACAGAAAATGCAATATTATTAAAGATATATTTACCTAGAGGCTTATGCATTCCCTCTGAGCTATCATAACATTTAGAAATTGTACCCTCAGGTTTCTGGGCTGTTAAATTTTTTGGGTATGGGGTTCCAAGTTCATCTGCCATACCATATCCAGCGTGTACAACACAGCGTTCAAGTTTCTTATAGTCATAAGGCTGCATGTCTGGACGCATTGCAATACCCATTAAGCTTACACCACATAGATGTAGGTGCTCGTTATTTAAATGCCACTTCTCTTGTAGGATTCCATCCCTAAAGTCAACACAGGTTTGTCTATAATTAGCTCTAGTAATTAAACGAGCAGCTTCTAACAAGCCCTCATTATCCCCTTTGAACTTAGCTAAATCAATAGTTACTAGATTACAGGTATTGCCATCTGCTAGTAGTATCTCAAAACAAGGATTTAAGCCCTTGGCCCAAGGTGCCCTATCTACCATATGCTTGGCATTAACCAGTCCAGGTTCTCCATTTCCTCCCCTATTTAACATATCAAATAGTTCAGTTAGTTCAGTATGGGTAGGTTTGTTATAGAATAGTAGTGAATTATTACTTTGAGCTCTATGTTCCTTACCATTCTCCCACATGCCTAGCTTAGCATTTGCAAATTCTTTCCAGCGAGGATTCTCCTTATGCATAAGTAGAGCTTCTGCAGCACGTCTTGTACTAAGTACCGTACCAAGAAGATTAATAATATCATTAATATCAATCTCTGTAAGTATAGAATCAGCACGAGCATTTAAGATATTAAATATTTCCGCATACGCTTTACTAAGTCCACTATCAGACTGTGAAATCCAGCCGTAGTTACGTAGTCTAGCACCAGGCCCCCTAATATTAGTAAAATCTAATACAAGTCTCTTTGCAGGATATTTACCCGCCATTAACTTACCAATAGACTTAGCCCAGGCTTTAGCAGAATCCCCAATTTTAATAGTCCATGTGGCAGTACCTGGGTCCCAAGCCTCAGAATTACTTTCAGGTCCTTTATCTTGTGGGCCTCTGGTAGTACGAATTATTTCTAGTTCTGGTATACGCTTACGAAAACCTGTTAGTGTACCCGCGTTAGATAGTCCTGTTACTCCAGCTCCATTTAGTAGTCCCCAGAAGAAGTCTACTACGTCATAAACGGTACTAACAGTAATAAAACAACAATTAAATTGACTAAGTTCAATTTTCTTTCCAATTTCCGTTCCGCCCAACCACAATGTTCTGCCTGCTGGAGCAACTTTACGTTCTAAGAATAGGGCTCTAAGAGTATTTAACTCACCTTCTTGGTCTTTACTTAGTTTAACCCATTCGTTTAAATTTTCCGTAACATCATGTAAAGGCATTTCTGGCATTATTTTATTGGTTAATGCTCGTTCCCACAACCAGCGTTGATGTGAGATTACTCTACTAATAACTTCTTCCCACGTCTCAAACTCTGTACCCTCCTCATTCTTTGGTCTACAGTATGTTCTACGTGTTACTACTTGTGCTCTTGTACTAGGCATCTTGTAAGTTTCTCCATACGGCTTCTATTACCGTTAATGCTAAATTTTCCGGATGATTTGGAGACATATCCAAACCATCTACTATTTGGGGTTTCCAAGGAAATGCCCATAGATTAAAGTGTTCAATTATACCAAGTCCAAGACTTGACATAAAAAGATTTAAATTATCAAACTTTGTGGTAATAAATTCCTCTTTTTCTCTCTCAGAGAAATTTTTAAAGTCATCTAATATTATTTTTACCATGTAAGATATTGGTGGTTTTGGTAGTTGTTTAATAAGTTTTTTAGATACTTGATTAAATTCACTAATATTTTTAAGAATGGTTTCTGAGGGACTTACTGATAATCTAGAATTAAAATCCATACCATAGCTTAATGCCCTGGATAGGGACATAGTTACTTCTGAGGCCTTATGTATTAGATCAAGTAGTAGTTTATCTCTAGTTGGGGAATTACTTGACATTATCTGTACTCCCAAATCCACCTTTGCCACGTTCGGTAATAGAGGAAAACTCCTCAACAATACCGAATTCGGCACGATATACTGGTGTCATTACAAGCTGAGCTATGGCCTCTCCTGGGGTAATATCTATATATAAATCTGAATTACGATTCCAAATACATACCATCAATTCTCCTTGGTAGTCTTGATCAATAATTCCAGTTAGATTACCAAGAACTTTACCCTCTTTTGCACCTTTACCACTACGTGGATGTATAAGAGCCACTAATTTAGTGTGCTCTGTTTGCATATTAATAGCAATGCCTGTTTTAATCATAGCTGTTTTAAATGGTGGAATAGAAATTATATTATCTATACAAGCAATAAGATCAACTCCTGCTGAATCCTTAGTAGCATATGCAGGTACTTTAGCTCTGGGGTCTAGTAGTTTGATTTCAATCATTTTAAGTATTCATCCATTAGTTTATCTATAGCAAACCTATTATCTCCTAAGGCCTGCCCACAGCAAGATATAAGATCCATTAATTCATAGTTTAACATAATTAAATCTCCAGAAGTATTTAATTCCTGAATATATTTATATTTACTTTTAATAGGTAGAGAAGCTACAATATCTAATGCTGAACCATATTCCCTAACTAGCTCTAATGCTCTTTTTGGTCCTATACCTTTTACACCTTTTACATTATCACCAGTATCTCCATTAAGACACTTAATACTAATGTACTCTTCTATATCGCAATCATAGTGGGTATGCCAGCTATCAAAAGTTATCTCTTTCCTAGTAACATATGAGAATCTATTAACCTGTTCATTAATTAGCAAATCCCAGTCTTTATCAGAGGATATTAACCATACTTCAGTTATAGGATACTTTTTTATTTTTGTTACAATGTACGCCGCAATATCATCAGCTTCAGTTTTATCAAATCTAAGAACCGGATATATAGTCTCTAACTGTAATAGAGTTTTTTCAAATTCTTCAAAGAACGCATTAAACTGTCTTTTTTCTTCTTCTGTTTGCTTTTCGTACTTTTCTTTTCTATTAGCTTTATACTCTGGGTATAAATTTTTACGGTAACTCGATCCACCCTTATCTGCAACTATAATAACTTTGCCTGCCTTATACGACTTTTTAAGGCTTTCTACTACTCGAATGTAGTCTTCGACAAAGTTATTTGACTTAGCATGTAAATACCTATACGCTAAGTTTAACGCATCTATTACTAGTAGAGTAGATTCTTGTGTTTTTGATATATTATCAAAACTTTTACTCATTATTAAACAAACCTAGGCTGTTCATAGTCTATCCAATCATCTAATTTGGCTGAGTAAAACTCATGGCCATCAATATTAAAAAATACCCATCTATAATCACTATTAGTGGGCATATCCTTAAATGCAACAAATATTTTACTTCTATCAAACTTATAAATTAATAATGGTTTTCTACTAATTTGAGCGGCTTCTCTAATAGTTTGTTCCCACCAGTCTATTAATTGTGCCTTTTTATCTGTAAGTATTTTAGAAGTAAAGTGATCATCTTTATAATGTTTTACTTCTATACAGTATATATTTAAACTATTGGGTATATAAACATCCCCTTTTAGTCCATGAGCAGCATCTAATGCACCAGACATAGGTATTCTTTTAAATATATGTCCAGTGGATTCTGTTAACTTTTTAACAATGTCAGCTTCTGCTCTAGCTCCTTTTTGTCTACTATCAACCATTATATAAAATCTTTAAAATTAGCAGGTTCTCTTCCTTTTACAGAAGCACGCATTCCACCAGATACAAGATATATATACTCTATAGCCAACGCAGTATGTAATATAGCTATTAAATCATGATAAAGTATAAAACCTTCTGCAGAGTGTACGGTATCTGCGGAACATACAACCTCAAGTAACTCTGCATTTACTGGTATATCATATGTTCTCATTCTATTCTCGATATATTATGTTCTTTTACTATAGTTATTTTTTCCAGTAATGGATGGGTGTATCCATGAGATATTAGCATGGTATTTAAATGCTCCTCTTTCAAAAGAATCTCTACTAGTTTTTCTTTACC